CGCTTATAACTCTAGTGTAAGTGCTTTACCTGTATTAACTAAGTACGACTTAACAGCCACAGAAAGCGGCTCTAACGTTGGCACTTGGTACTACATAGAAAGCCCAGACGGTAACTTTGAATACCCATTATTTAAGACAGCAGCAGAGGCAAACGCCATTGATTTAGTGGAAGGTGGTAGCGGCTCAAGCTCTACAAAGACTTTCGTTGATGACCTTACTAATACCACTTGGTACTATCCAGATACTAACTTTGTTAGCAATGGAACTGTAGCACCTAGCCACGGCATATGGGGAGGTTCAACTTCTATCGTATGGAATGAGCAAGTAACTGATGTCGATAGCAACCATGCACCAACCTTCACAAACATTCAACAGAATGTGATGGAAGGTAGCGCGGTAAACATTGTGTATAAACAAGCAGGAGATACCAACACATACAATGTGACCAATATCCCGGCGGGTTATGCTGATAACGGCACTGCTATTATAGGTACTGCGGAGACTATTACTGACGGTATAGACATTCAGCACGTATTGAATGTAACAAAAGCCAATAACTATGGCTCTGTTCAAGGCACACTTACAATTGACGTATTAAATGATGTTAGTAATGACTCGACTGATATATCAATAGGTGGGTCAGACACTCCATTCACTAAAGCTATGTCGTTTGATGGTTCTAATGATTACTTGAGAGCAAACCCAAGTGGACAACAAAGCAACCCACTTTATATGTACAACCAAGCAGGTGGTACAACCGTTAACAGTGGAGAAACTTGGAGTAACTCCCAACCTTGGACTGTTAGTATCTGGTTTAAGTGTACGGATTCTAATACGTCTAATGAAAGAGCTATCTGGACGCAAGGTAATACAGCAGGTGGTGTGATGCTAACGAGAAAGAATGGTAAGTTAAATTTCAAGTTTGGCTCTAGCTACAATAACTTAGAATTCACAAGTACGGATAATATCAATACAGGCGAATGGTACGGTATCAATATCCAGTACGACGGCGGATTAACAGGTGCTTCAAGTTCAGATGTGAATGATTACTATAGCAGATTTATTATCAGTAGAGTTATGGCAACTGGTGCAGTCTCTGAGGTACAGGGCGCTTGGACTCATAGCAATTACGGCTTTAATGGGAAAATAGATGTTTATTTCTACATCGGGCAACAATTCTCATCTAAGTATTTCATGGGAGAAGTTGCAGCGTGTACTCAGTCAACATTACCACAAGGAGCAACTTTATTAACTGATGAGGAAATAGCGTGGCATTGCAACAATCCGAAGAAGTTCATGGAAGATGTAATGACTAGCAGGCCTTGGCGCAAGGCAACTTATAACAACGATAGCGGATACGTTCATAATAACGCTAATACGCATAAATATGTTAACTCTGTATGGTGTGGTGATGGTGTTTATTGGGGTAATCCTGAAGCTTGGAACGGTTTAAGGAATCAGAGTTACACTAATACTAGTGGTTCTACTTACAAATGGTACTCTTACAATATGTTAAGCAGTAATTTGATAAATGCCACACCTAGCGATGCACCATAAATAATAACTAGTGAAATGTTTAGCCCTCTTAATTGAGGGCTTTTTTATTTATTTGCCTTGTTGATTTTATTGGCTTCTATAATTGATAGTAAAATAGCCCTTCTGAATGATAATTCATCGTTATTATTAAAAGATACCTGCGCCTTGTACTGAAACTCTGTGTGATCGCTCAGTATGTATACTGTTGATGTGTAGTGACAAATACAGACTTTAAATTCAAGCATTAAATCAAGAACGTACCTTGCATGTTTATTCGCTCGATGAGTGCGCGACACGTTAAATAAATCAAACTCTCCGATGTTTGTTATCAGCGCATCGTTAAACACCCTAGGCATTATTTTTTTTATTTCTGCAATCTTCTTACATATTTCTAAATTATTCATCACTCACCCTTAATTATCATGTTATTTGTGGCTGCTTTCTCGTTAGTTGCTGCGTTATGTTGCAACGCTTAATTTAATTGGGTCGCCTCCGCAAGGGCTGTCCTTTCCCCAAACCTCTGGTGCCTCAAGGAACTCAACCTCTCCAGCCTTAAATAGTGATAACGCCAATATCATGCCGTTAGCCATTCCGTGCATATACTCGTCATAATCCCAGTTACCATCACTGCATTGCACCTCAAGTAAATCCTCTAAAGCCTCTACACCTTGCAACATAACAGCATATTCAGGCGGATTACTTACAGTTGGTTTTTCGTCTTCTCTTTTCATTATTTGCCCTCTACTGATTTACTGCTTGCTACTGTCAACCAGTAACTTTAGTCTTTTAATTAATGCCGATGCTTCTTCTGCAACTTCTAAATTTTTAATTTTGCCCCATTGAAAATGATTCAACTCTTGCAAAGGGGTATCTGCAATTTTTTGTATTCTGCCGGCGTATTCTTCTAACTCCTTTTTTTGGCATTTTTCAGCGATAAATTCACCTCGACAATAAAAACTCCTAGCTTTATCTCCAGCTTTATAAATATTGTAACCATCACCGATGCAATACCCGTCTGATTTTCTGTACCTGCCTGACGACGTAGTGAACTGGGCGTTAGTAACCTTGACGACCTCACACTGAATAAAAAACACCTTAGGAAAAAGTAATTTACCCCAACTACTAAGTCCGAATGGTTTAAGGTAGTAAAATTTATCCCCTTTTTTTACGCCTTTATGCTTATCCATTATTTGCCCTCGTTAATTTGATTAATCATCATTGTGTATTGCTCCTCACTAATAACAACCATTCGCTGATATGCTTTAGCTTCTTTTTTGTAAGTGGTAACTAGTACGGGTTCACCTGTTTTTTCACATTCATCTAAATGTTGCGCCATTCGTTTTCTGAAAGCTGCGCCGTTAACGTATTTCATATTTACACCTCAGTTAATAGTTTCATGCAGCATAGTACGTCCGAGCGTACCAAGTCAAGCTAACTTTTAAAATAATCGATGTGTGTTATAATTTAACCATTAATATTAAGGGTTATTGATAATGCCAAAAATAAAGTTACCAATGATTAGAGGCGACAGAGAATCTAATTATGATTATCGGTCATTTCTACCTGTCAACCTAACCGCTGTATCTCGCAATATAAAAGGCTATCAAGGCTATTTGATTAGTCACGACGGCTTGAAAGAGTTTGCTACTACTGGCGGCGTTGCTAGAGGTGGTACTTTTAACAAGAAGTTCGAGAAACATTTTAGAGTTTCAGGCGACTTTTTAGAGTCAGTATCACCAGACGGAACAATTACAGAGTTAGGGTTGGTGCCGGGCGATGGCATATGCTCACTAGCTGAGTCATTCAACACGCAAGCAATACTAAGTGACGGTAAAGTTTACCTTTGGGATAGCGCAACACTAAGACAGATAACCGACCCAGACTTAGGCTTCCCGATAGATATAACTCAATTTCGCGGTATCTATGTAATGACTGACGGTCAATTTTTGTTTCATACCGATATAAATAACGAGTTTTCAATCAGTCCTTTAAAATACTCTTCCAGCGAATTCTCAAGCGATAAAATACTGGCCGTTGAACGCATAGAGCAGAATAAAATTGTAGCCTTTAATCGGTATTCAACAGAGTATTTTTACTTCGATCCTACAGTGCCAAGCGGTACAAGTGTACTGCGTGTAATTGATGGAGCATCAAACAATATCGGCATAGTAGGCACTCATTGCCAAACCGTACTCGACGGAATGTTTTTCATTCTAGGCGGTAGAGCGGAAGAGTCACCAAGTATACATATTTTAAACTCCGGCCAAGAATCAACTGTTGCAACAAGAGAAATAGCTAAGGCTCTTTCAAAATACACAGAGAGTGAATTGTCTAAAGCTTATTTGGAATCAAGGACCGTTGACAATGATAAATTTTTAATAGTTCACTTGCCATGTGAAACGCTACTTTATAATCATACTGTAGCTAAGGTTGCTGGCATAGATGGAGCTTGGTCTATACTTGATAGCAATACAAACCCAAGCAATACTGATAAATCATACCCTTGGCGCGCTAAGTTTGGCGTGTTTGACCCTAGAGCGGCTAAGTGGGTTTACGGCGATACACTAGAAAACAAGTTATGTTATCTTGATGATAAGTCAGCGGCTCAGTATGGCGAGCAAGTGGAAAGTATTTGTTACACGCCTATAATCCCAGATTTGGAAACGTTTTCTATAAACTCTTTTGAGATTGACACTATAGCAGGCTTTGTATCAAGTGAATTTAGCTCTAGCTTTAGCTTGTCTTATGATGGTGTTACGCATGGCAAAGAATACTGGAATAAAATATCAGCACCTGACACTTACAACAAAAGGTACATAGCTAGAAACCTTGGCTATGTAAGGAATGATTTTAGCATGAAGTTTAGATTTGTATCAGGTGATAAAATGGCTTTTTCTGGTTTGGTGGTTGATTACTCATGAGTTTACAAACATTAAAAGGATACAGAGACGTATCTGCAAACTTACCAGGCGCAACAGAAAAATTCGTACAAGATTACTCTTCATTAAAAGAGGATTTATCTGGGGCTGAAAGGGCTATAAACTCACTGCTCGAGACTATAGAAAGCTTTAAACCTCTGTATGGTGATCAAACCCCTGAGGGCAATATAACTAGTAACGACTCGCTTGTTTACTTCGATACGACAAACAGCCCCACTAGTGTTACAATGTATTTTAACAACGAGGTTGGTGTAAAAACTGGCTGGGTACAAATAAATTAAGGGTGTGTTATGGGATTATTAAGTGGCATAGGCAAGCTATTAGGCGCTGACTCGTCAAAGTATATACAACAAGGCAAAGAGGAAGATCTAGCCTTTCAGCGTGAAGCCTTGGATTATCAAAAAGGCATAGACGCGCTACCTTTGCAATATAGGAATCAAGCGCTAGGTCAACTTAGTGATTATTATATGGGTGCCCCTGAGTCGCAACAGCAATTTTATGACAATGCAATTAATAGCCCAGCCTATCAAAACTATATGCAGCAAGGCGAAGAGTCGATACTTCGTAATGCAGCAGCTACAGGCGGCGTTCGTGGTGGTGCAGTTAATCCCGCATTAGCTTTAAACTCTTTTAATGTGGCTCAAGGTTTGGTTGACAGGAATTTGCAGGGGATAGGTAGTTTTGCCAACCCTTCTTTAAATACTCAAGGCATAACCAATACACTTGGTAATATGGGCGCAACTAGTAGAAACGCAGCAATAGCACAAGGACAGAACCAACAGAACATGGCTGGCTTAGGTCTTGGAGCTTTAACTGGTATCGCTAGCGCTGGCAATTCCTTTGGCTTATGGGGTTAAACAATGAATCCTTACAATATAAACGCACTAGGCGGCTTTAATCCCGATCAGGCAATTGCTGGATTAGGTCAACAGTTCAGACAAAACAGAATGCAAGACGAAGCTATGGCTAAACAGCAGCAGCAAGAACAGCAAGCGAAGCAGCAGCAAGAGCAAACGCAAAAGCTTTATATGGCCGCTTCTAAAGGCGATCCTGAAGCAGTAGAGCAGCTTTACGGATTGGGAGATATGAAGGCGCAATTTTTTGAAAAAAGAAACCAAGAAAGACTAGATAAAGTTGGCGCAGCTCAGTCTATGAAAGAAAAGAAGGCACGAATAGCCTTTAACTTAGACTGGATACAGGCTGACAACTTAGAGCGAAAACAAGAGCTACTACAAGATGCGTTGGTCAATCCGCTTATTGATATTGACGAAGATGATATCGGCGGCGATGAAATGCAAAATGATTTAGCTATACATCTTCAGCTTCGTGATGATTTAGGTCAAGACGTATACAAAGACATTATTATTAACAGAGGCCAAGCGGGGAGTGATACAAACTTCGCGCCAACTGTTAGCGCATTGCAAACAGACCCGAAAACAGGTCAGCAATACACAGTAATTACCGATAGAAATAGCGGTCAATCTGTACGTAAAAATGTTGATGGCGCAATCGCTCAAACTTTAGAGCAAGAACAGGATATGGAGTTTAGAGGTAAATCGCTAAATGACTCAAGAGAGCTATCGAAAGAAATGTTTGGCGAGTTGAGAGGGGTTAAATCTCAGATAGGTACTATTAACGAAGCAATAAAGGCTATAGATGATGGAGCTTCTTCTGGTGCTTTTGACAAATACTTACCATCCTTTAGAGAGTCAACTATCGCACTAGAGAACGCAGCACAAAGAATGGGGCTTGATGTTATAGCGGCAACAACTTTCGGCGCTTTATCTGAGGGTGAGCTTCGGTTAGCTATGGATACGGCAGCTCCTAAAAACTTAAACCCTAAACAACTAAGAAAATGGCTAGGCGAAAGAAAAATAGCTAAAACCAAGCTAGCAAACGAGTTAAGTAAAATGGCTATAGAATTAGGCAAAGGTAAAACAACTGTAGCAGAGTACCTAGCCAAGAACGCATCATTTACACCTAGAGAGAATGTGGAAACAGGTAATTCAGAGCTAAATAGCCAAGATGAGCAGGCTTTGCAATGGGCTAAAAGCAACCCTGAAGACCCTAGATCAGCACAAATATTGCAGAATTTAGGAGTTAAAAACTAATGGCAAAACCTTTTGATCCTGATGCGTATCTGAAATCAAAAAACTCTTTTGATCCTGATGCGTATTTAGCAAGCAGTAAGCAAGAATACTCAGACGTACCGGGCGCATCTGGTAACATATCGACAGCAGCACCAAAAGAACGAAGTTTTTTAGAGAAAGCGGAAGGTATTGGAGAGGCTGCTTTAACCTCTGCAACTGGCGCGACAACCGGAGCATTAGGTTACGCTTTAGGTAGTGTGCAAGATGCTGTTGACAAGGTGACAGGTGGCGAAGATAGAAACTTGCGTGGTCAATATGCTGACGCCTTAACAAACACCCCAGAAAGCGAAGCGGGGCAGGAATACGTTCAGGCTATCGGTGACACTCTTGGTGTTTTGCCCCCAGTTTTAGGTAATGCTCCTGCCGTTGGTGCTAATGCTTTGAGATCAAAAAACCCATTATTAAACGCTGCAAAAGATAGCAATCAGAATCTTTTTGAACAAAAAATACAAGCAGCAGAAATACCAGCAAATAAAGTTAAACAGGCTGGCGAGGTTGTGAAGCAAGGTTTTGACGAATCAGTTACAAACGTTATAGCGAATGCTTCTCCGGCAGACAAAAGAGCCATGAGAAAGCAACTGAACATAATAGAACGAGGCGACGTTGACGCTAAATTCAAAGCAAAAAATAGAGCGGCTGACGTTGTTGGTGACTCTCTTTTAAAGCCTATTAAGTTTGTTAAAAGCAACAACAAGCAAGCAGGGCAGCAATTAAACAGAATAGCCAACAGTCTAAAAGGTCAAAAAACTGACATATCAAACGCTAAAAACGCATTTTATGATGATCTAATTGATCTCGGGATAAGCCTTGATGATGATGGTAAGCCAAATTTTACAGGCTCACAAATAGAGACTATAGCGCCAGCTAGGAAATTAGTTAAAGATATATCGCTAAGGTTAGAAAGACAGCCGAACCCTGATGCGCTACAAGCTCACAGGTTAAAACAATTTATAGATGAAAATGTTAGCTTCGGAAAAAAGGCGGCTGGTCTTGGTGGTAAAACTGAAACTATAGCAAAGTCATTTAGAAAGAACATAAACGAAGGCCTTTCTGAGCAATTCCCAAGATACATGGAGGCAAACAAGCGATATTCGGACACTGTTCAGGCGCTAGATAATATACAGGACAGCGCTGGTAGAAAGGTTGATTTTTTTGCTGATAACTCTGATAAAGCAATAGGAACCATATTAAGAAGCCTTATGAATAACACAAAAGGCAGAGCTGCCTTAATGAATTCCGTAGAAGGTATACAAGACACAGCTAAAAAATACGGTGGCTCTTTTGATGATGATATACTAACTCAAATGCTTTTCGCTGATGAATTAGGCGCTGTTTTTGGTGATGGGGCTAGAACATCTTTACGAGGTGAAACAAGGAAGTCAGGAGTTGATTCTGCTGTTGATATTTCACAAATGTCTATACCTGGCGTCATAGGCACCGGAGTTAAGGCGGGGGCTAGAAAACTATCAGGTATAAACAAGAAAAATCAGATAAAAGCAATTAAAAAACTATTGGCTGAAGATTAAATTTTACCAAAGTGAGACAATAAACCCAAAGCAGTACCAAATAAGATGTTTATTGCTAAATACCCTAACACTAAAGTTATCACTATTGACATGATATAATACCTCTTAAAACAAAAAGTATAGCACAGGATAAAAAATGAATATAGACAACTCCAAGACAGCAGAAGAAAGCGCGGTTAGAATACACAACCCGATATTCTATGTGCCAGACCCAGAAGAAGAAGGCCCTCTTGAATTTTTTCAGGCTTACTTCGGTATTGTCGGGCGTGATCCTGAATTAGAGGAAAATAGAAAGATTCCTTACGCGCTACAAGAGGATGGCTCAGCAGTTCCAATGGAGCAGCCGCTAATAGGCTCCGCTGGCGGTGTTCCTGTTTATAACGGCTCTCCTATTAGTTTAGCTGTTAACGGTTCGTACTCTTTAAAAATACTAGATAAAGATGGAGCTCAAAAGTATTACTTCCCACACGTTGACGCTGTTAACATGCAAGGTTTTAGCGGTGTTATAGCTGAAGAATCAAAAACTGTTGCAGGTAGCTTATCTATAAACTTTGATAAAATAGAAGCTACAACAGCAAGCTTTTATCAATCAACAGCATCTGACGGAGCAAGCTTCAAAGGCGAGTTACTTAAAAAGGACATTGACTACGTAGTTAATAATCCAAGCAGAATGGTTTTATTAAACCCTACTGCTGACGGCGTTGTTATCTTAGGGAGGCAAATGGACCCTACAGGGCAAATAGTACCTGTAACAGATGGAGCAAGCGCCCTATTTGTATTTGAGGACATAGCAAAAGCTAAAGAGTCAAACTTGCAACCGGGTGATACAGTTACAATTAATGGCGGTGTCGCTTCTGGCGATAGGCTTGGCGGTAACAGGTACGAGACAGTATTAGGGCAACCCGAGAGTGACGACGGCGAGAATAACATAAATCTTGACAACGGCAATCAGTTAAAAGCTATAGAAAACAGCTTCATATTAGCTCGTTACTCAGAAGCAACAAATACTGTATCATCTGTTGCTGGCTCGCTAAACTTGGATTTAAGCAAGGGTAACGTATTTAAAGCTACGTTAACTGAGAATATATCTTCAATAAACATAACCAACTTAAATCCTGATAGCTCACTAACAACAACAGTAACATTAAAGATAACGCAAGGCTCCACAAGTGCGTACACGGTTAGCTTTACAGGCTTTTCGTTTCCTAACGGCGAGACTCCAACAATGTCTGAGAGTCTAGGTGCAAGGGATAGGTATATATTTATTAAAGACGATTCTGGGTGGGATGCTAGCGTTGCGGGGCAAAATTACTCATGATAGGTGCAGCAAAAATACAAGCAGCCTCAAAAGGTGTGGTGTCAAATTTTGGTGTTACTATTTCGCCGACTAACATAGGTGAATTTTCAACCAACGGATCATCAATAAGCGCAGTTGTTTATTCTGAAGTATTTAACGGCACAGGGCCGTTTTTGTATTCATGGTCAATAACTGGTGACTCGATAAATATTGAGTCGGAAAACTCTGATAACACAAGATTTTCAGCCAGTGGCTTTAATTCTAGTTACACAGAGACAGCAACAATAACAGTTACAGATACAGGTAACGCAGACTTAAAAACATCCACTTCACTGATAGTGGTATTCACCTTTGAGCCATAGGGATTAATAAAATGAGACAATACCACGATCAAATAAACTTAAAATACAAAAATTCCTCAACGGGTAACGTAGGGGCTGGTAAGCCTGTTACGGTTTTTAACGTTGGAACAACAAATAAGGCTACGCTATTTAACTCAGATTTAGAGGAGATAGCAAACCCTGTAAGCGCTGATGATATAGGTAATTACACTTTTAACATTGAAGATGGAACGTATGACATATATATTGATTACAATCTCCCTACGCAAGTGTCAAACTTAAATGTGCAAATAGCTAATATAGTTGATAACCCGCCATTATCCCCCAGCGATAATGTTATTGCATTCGATACTCTAGATGCTGCCGTTAACGAAACCAGTCAACTTAAAATATTTAACGGTGCAGCACTAAACTTAAAAGAGCGTACGCTTGGTAACGGCGGCGGGGCAATGTGGGATGCTGTTGACGCTTCTACGGTTACACCTAACGGTTACAATATTGTTCAATGTGTTGGTGTGCCTAACTTGGCTTTAGTTTTGCGAAACAAAGCTGTAATGGGCGTGTTATCATTCGGAGCAATACCTGGCACAAACTCAGAAGGGGCACTACAGGCAGCTCACGACTCAGGCGCGTCAATGGTGTCTTATGAGGGTAAGTTATTTTATGCGAACACACCTATAAACATAAAACAAAACACTAACGGATTTGGCGGCGGTATTGCGCGAGAAAACACAACAGCCGTTACCGAAGAGATTGTGACAATAGATACAGACAACATAACTGTATATGAGTTGGTTGTGGACGGGCAAGCAACAACGACTAGTGGAGTACCTAATCAAGACCCTGTTTTTGATAGTACAAACTATAACTCATTTTTAGGGGGTAAAATAGGTTTTAGAATTAAAGACTGTGACAACGTTAGCTTAATAAAGTGTTACGGAAACAATACGGCCGGTTTTTCTGGAATTCGTATTCAGGATTCCACAAACATAAAACTCGACGGATGCGTTACTAAAAGGACTAGAGGAACATTTGGTGACGGTGTTTACATTGTGAATAGTAAAAATGTAAAAATAAGAGCTTGTGAGTCTTACGACCACACTCGCATAGGTTTTGTTTGCGAAACAGGCAGCTTTAATATTAGTCATGTGGCGTGTTTGGCTAAAGACGGACATGACCAGTCCATATCGTATGGCGGAAATGAGCTTAACAGGGGTTTTTGGGCTGAAAACAGTACAAACATTAATTACACACACTGCCTAGCCGAGAACCAATGGTCGGGGGGGTTTATATGTACAACAACCAACAAAAGCGAAAATATACCACCAAACACTAATATGTTTTCATTCTCACTTGTTGGGTGTACATCAAGAAATATAACATTACCTGCAGGGAAATCAGGCGGAGCAACAGCAGGTTTTAGGATGGCATCATTAGCGCTTGTTGGGGCTGTATTCTCTGTCAATGGTTGTGCATCTTACAACTCAGAGCAGGGGTTTAATTCTGTAGGGCTAAACCCAAAGGATATTTATAACTATTCTGGTTGTTATGCGGAAGTAACAGGGGACACCCCAAACTCATTTGTATTTTTTAATGACAACGGAGCAGATTCAAATAATGAAAGCGTTGTTAATATTGTAGATTGCTCAGGTATGCTGATGGATACATCTAGAAAATACATAACAAACGAAAATACCTGTGATATAGGCGGATTTAGCCCCATAAGAAACAATATAAATATCGTAAGATATACCAACAAGGATGACGGCATATGCTCTGTTAAAAATCTAAGCAAAAACGATTCAACACTAACCGTTAGAGGTGGAGGAGGCTCAGATAATTTTTGGTTTTATCTTAACGTAAGAAACGTACAAACAAATTTAGACTCAATAACATTAACTGGCCCAACTTTTAACAAGATAGGGCCAACAGCCGTATCGGCTGGCTCAGAGCTAATACTCAACAATTCAATCATAAAACAAGAGTTAAGAGTTACTGATACTAGATTTTCAGGCAAAAACAACAAAATTGAGACAGGAAAAATAAGACATGACATTATATCCCACCCGCTACCGGCAAATGTGCTATTTAATGTTGGTGTAGATATTGAAGCGGATATATCAGCCGTTACCGGCTTTGCTGATTCTCCTGTTAGATTTTCCTATGTTGCAGGCTCTCCGTCACCTATTGTTAGTGGTGTTTGGAAGAATACGGGAGAGCTAGCCACCGGGAATTCTGGGTTTGTTGGCTTTAACGGGTCTCAAGTTTTGGTTTATGCAAACAGTGTTGTTTCTGATGACTCTGTGGAATTTCAGGTCTCTGATGGTTTCGGCAGTCCTGTCCCTTATAATTTCTCAGCGGGGAGCCAAGTTATACCTATGTGATTAATAGTCAAGCATAAACAACCAAACAAATTTAAACGCCGCTTTAGTTAGCGGCTAATTTAAATTAATTTCTTGATGGTTTGCAATATTTGAAATAATCGTTTTCAATGCAATTTCGATTACCTTTAACCTCAACTTTAACGGGTGTATACTTTGCGCCCGTTAAAGCTCTTTCTTTTTGAATGTGAATACCTGACACAGTAGCCACAACAGACAAAACACCTATAATTAACACTTCATATCTTTTCATAATTCATTCTTTAAATGAAACCTAGCGCGCTTATTGAATATCTTCTTTAAGCGCTTTAGGTATTCTATTGTAAACTTTTTAGGCTTGTTGTCACTTTCTAACTTCTCGATATTTTCTAAACCTATTCTTTTTATTAACTCAATACGGTAATCAACTGCATTACCACTTTTAAATCTATTACATTTAACGCACTGTTTATGAATGTTTAACAGGTTAAAACGCAAATGACTAGCGCTACCTCTCGAGCGATAGTGTCCAGCATCAAAAGAACCGCCTAACTTATCGCTAGGCATCGAACCACAACTAACACAAGGTTTATGCCTATCTCGTGCCCGTATGTATTTGTTAACAGCCGCTTGAGCTTCTTTCATGTACTCGCCAGCAGTTTTAAGCTTTTCTTTTCGTATGGTGTCTTTTTTACGCTGTTCCTTACGAACGATATCAGCGCCTTTACTCTTATTCTGATACGAATACTTGACAGCAACGTCAATACTGCAAAATACGCCCTTAGGGGTAACTATAAAGTCACGTATGTAATTGCCGCATGATTTACATTTACGCTTACTATTAGCCATCAATAAACCCCATACTCACTAATAAAATTAACAGCACTAACAGCCATTACAGCAGTTAGCACAAGAACAACGCCAAAGGCTTTTAAATATGTTTTGTATAAGTATTTCATTATTTACCCCTTATTTATCTTTATATTTAATATTAACACCTAAGTCATTAAAGTAATGGATCATATTATCCATGTACTCTTTTGACTCACTAGTATTGAATAAACTTGTAACCTCCAAGCAATGAATTAACTTCATCTTACTTTCATAGCTATGGTTATAATAATTTAGCTTGTGTAATAAAAATTCCATTTTATCTGCATGAACTTCACTTTGCAGTATTATTGGAAGCCCCAACGCATCCTTGCAAAAGCACTTAACATCTATTGCTGCTCTATCTCCGTAATGTTTAGCTATTTGTCCATACCATAGGTGTTGCTGATTATTAGCGGATAAGCCTCTTTTTTCTGACCAATCAGTAACCCTGATACGCTTAGCCTCACTAAAATCAACTTTTCGTAATTCTTGCGTAACATAATCAAAATTACCTTTAGTTGCTTTTATATCCATAAAAGAAAACCCGCAACAATAACACTTAGAATTGCTAATGAAATACTGCATTTAATATCTGTACTTCGCTTCATTGCTCCACCTCTGGTAATTTGTAAGTATAAGCTTTCCTATTTCCACCGCCGGGAACTCTGCCAGCCTTTTGTATTTCCCCTTTAGCTTCCATATCTGACATTTTTCCATGAGCAACAGCATCGCTAATACCCAAATAGTCAGCTACCTGTTTTCTTGTTCTTTCTCCTTGTGTCCTTAACGCATCCTCTATTCTTTTGCGTACTGACTTGCCCTCCTTATTTGGGCTTGATGGTAAAGAAAATGGCGCTGAATTTATCTTCATGATAGTTTTATAGTTAAGCATTATTTTGTGGTCCTTAATACTAATTTGCCTTTATGCACCATAACACAATGTTTATCCATCTCAGCATCATTGAGGTATTTGTATATTTTACCTCTACTAACATTTAACAGTTTGGATATACTGCTTACATTGTGGTTATAAGCCTTATTGTTAAGTAAGTCTAAAATACT